GCGGCAGCAATCTCATTGAGAGTATCGAGTGTTTCTGGTGCGCCACTTACAATTAGGGCATAAACATCTCCACTAATAGATGAAATATCTACACCAAAACTTCCGCCAGCATTATTTGTATATGTAAGAATACCATTGCTGTATCCTAAACTAACACCGCTAGTGTCAAACGTTGACAAGCTAGAAAGATCGGCAGTAAAACTTCCTCCATAGCTATTATTATATGTTAGTATATTACTTGTGAAATCAAAACTTTCACCGCTAGGGGTTAACAATCCAGATACGGTATTTAGATTGTTGTCAGTGTTGTTCGCTCTAGACTCAAAGTAGCCTGAGTTTGCTAGTATCTCAGAATCCGCAAAGTCAACTCTAGACTCAAAGTAACCAGAAGTGGTGGTTAGAGACGAATTTGAATCACTGATTTTAGACTCAAAGTAACCTGAGTTTGCTAGTATCTCAGAATCCGCAGAATCAACTCTAGACTCAAAGTAACCTGAGTTTGCTAGTATCTCAGAATCCGCAGAATCAACTCTAGACTCAAAGTACCCAGAAGTTGAAGATAAATCAGAGGAAACTTGAGATATTTCAAACTGTAGATTACCACTCGTTTGATCTATATAACCTCTCGCCCAGCCACTAACAGCCGTCGCGCTATGATCTAAGCTATCTATATATGTTTGAAAATAACCACTATTAGTGATAATGTTTTGGGTGTTTTGGTCTATTAGAGCGCCACTGGCAAATGGCAGAGCGGCTGTGGTTTGAACTGTTGTATCAGCAAATCTAATAGCATGGAATCTACCGCTGGGTGAAATAATATTGCCAATCGTTTCAAAATCACCGTACTGATTTATGCTAGCAAGCTCATCTGTGGAAACGCTCCAAGTTTGTAGATCAGCTGCATGACCAATACTGGCTTCCACATCTAAAACATTGCTAGATATAGTAGTGTTTTTTATTGTGGTGATTTGAGAAGTGTTGATATCTAGTGTGTCAACACGTATAGAGCCACCATCTTTTGTTAGGTCTAATATTGTTTGGTATCTATGGTCTACTTTCAATCCTTCATCTAGGCCATCACCTATACTTAGTATTGAATAGCCATTTCCTTTAAGTTCAACAAAGCCATCACAGGCGGATATATAGCCATAGAATGGCTCGATTATATCTGAGTTAGAGTTTTTGAATCCTATCTTCCAAAATGGATCAAGGCTTTCGTCTACATAAAAAGAAGCAACTCTACTAGTAATATCAGTTGAATATGCTTGCCAGTAATCACCGGTATCACTTCTTTTAAACGTAAAAGGTGTTGGGAAAACAACTGAGTCGCCTTCATCTTTGTATACAAGTTTATCTGCTGGTACTACGGAGAATACAACGCTAGTGCCTTGTAAATTAATCAAACCGTCAGAATTAGAACTTTCAAATACAGAATCTCTACTAAGACTGTTGTCGCTAGCTCTGTACGTTCCAAGGCCTATTTCAAATCTATCAAAATTTTGAATACAGTAATAGGTTAAATTTCCATCACCAATGGAGTCAGCAAAAGTTTGAAAACCACCAAAAGTAGCGCCGCTAAGAGTTAAACTCCCAGTACCGCTAGTAATAGTAGTTTCCTTTACTCTATCTGCTAGGATTAATGCCATACTAATATTCCGTCGTTTTCATGAATTATTTAGACTGTGATGTATTATATTATACACATTGATGAGGTTTATTTAAATTAGTATTGTTATGGACCGACTGGGTTAATCGGGTTCGGGTCGGGAGGCAGCGTGGTAGTTGGTTCACCTCCACCATCACAGCACGCACAAGATGCTGAACTTGCGAGTCCAGAAAAAGTCCAAGCAGGAGGAGCGCCACAGCTACCCGTTGCGTTGGGGTTGTCTGCTCCACCCGGACCGCTGAAACTACCCATACAAGTACTCGCACTTCCCGTCCATCTAGATAGCGAGTTAGCAGGCTCGTTAGAGTCGCAAGTTATGGTAGATGACCAAGAGTCGCCACATCCGAAGTTCCCATTGTCGCTATATGAATAAGTTCCATTACACCCTCCGTCGTAAGGGCTAATAGTATCCGAAGCCGAATCGCTAGCACTGAAATCGCAGTCATCTCCAGTGCCAAAGATCGAAACGGACCAGCTTAGAGTCTGTGGGCATGGACATTCACAAGACGGTGACGCCGTGGTGGTGGGCGATTCTGTTGTAGGAGACCCGGTTGTACTAGTCGTTGTAGGCGATTCTGTTGTAGGAGACCCGGTTGTACTAGTCGTTGTAGGGGGTTCCGTTGTAGGCGATTCTGTTGTAGGCGGTTCCGTCGTAGGCGATTCTGTTGTAGGAGACCCGGTTGTACTGGTCGTTGTGGGCGGTTCCGTTGTAGGCGATTCTGTTGTAGGCGGTTGCGTTGTAGGAATCTCGGTAGTACTGGTCGTTGTTGGAGGTTGAGTTGTGGGAATCTCGGTTGTGCTAGTCGTCGTAGGAAGCCCAGTTGTAGGAATCTCAGTGGTAGTTGTTGGAGGTTGAGTCGTTGGAGGTTGAGTCGTTGGAGGTTGAGTCGTTGGAGGTTGAGACGTAGTGGTAGTGGGTCGGCTAGTGGTACTAGTCGTTGTCGGAGGAGCAGTAGCGCATAAACAATCACACTCAGGCGGTCTTCCCATTTTACTTCCCGTATATTTTTTCTGCCTCTTCTACGTATTCAGAAAATAAATCTTTATCAAAATTAGATTTTTGAACAAACTCCTGCTGTATTGGAGAAAGATCTAAACCAAGTTCTGTGAATTCTAATACGTAGTTTCTAACCTTGTTTCTAATTGTCAGCTCGTACTTTACTCCATCAGGTCTTTGAAACCTGTGTAGCCACTTTAAAAATGGTAGGCATATAGCTTTTCTTCCATTTTTCCTATACTTTTCGTGAATATAGCACTCCTCTCCACCAAAGCCTCTACAGTGATCGTTAAATCTAAGCCAATGCTCCTTGGCTGTAAAAAACAAGCCAAGCCCCTGAGAGAATATTTCAAATGATTTAACATCTTCAAACCCAAGAGGGTTCATTCCAGCTCTTTTTAAAGCTGCTTCGTGGCCGTAATACGGTATGTTCTCAGAGTAAATTGTAGAGCAGTAGTCGCACTCCTTTTTTTCTTTTTGGTCTACAAGACCTACAAACTTGCATTTGTCGTCCTTGTTTAATATTGAGAGATTGTTGTGGTCACATCTGCACGACCAAGCATTTCCCCATCGACCCCACATTTGGCCGCCCCATTCATCGTTAAAATGAGTTGCTATATTTTCCATGTTGTCATACACTAGAGGCCCTTGATAAAGATTTTTTGGTTTTGGGAATCTCTCTGTAAATTTAATAAGTTTATCTAGCGTTTCAACAACTGGACAAAGGAATACATGGCAATCCATAACAAGTACAAATTCAGTGTTGGCCTCGTCAATTATCTTGTTTCTAGCAACGGAAGTGCCGTGAATCTCAGGTAGGTTGACAATTTTGAATTTATCACCTAAACCAGTTGAACATTTAAAGTTAGTAACAGATTTTGCGTGTTCGCTTTCGGGGTCATTTTCAACAACTAAGAATTCTATTCTATCTAATAAATCTTTCCTGTTATTAAATGTCAACTCTTTTATTATATCCTGAATACTGAAGTATACACCATTGAAATCATTGTGATGGGCCATACCTATAGTTATCTTGCTCATTTTTTTCCTTTAATTTCCTTGTCCTAAGTAATTAGTTTAACATCTCCTAGTTATTGTTTTGCTTATCACATCTCCGGGTTCGCCGGGAATACAGCCACAACAACTTTGAACCGTAAATATTGTGTCTCCTTCATCTGGTGTCGCTCCAACTTCTTCTTTGTAAATGCTATCTAGGTCGTCTTGTCCTAATACCGTAGTACATTCACAGTTCGCGCTAGTTGTTTCCGAGCGAGGGTTAGAATAGAAATATGAAGCTGTTCCAGCAATCCAAACGGAATTATCGTATGTAAACGTTTGTTCTTTTACAACATCTAGTCCAGAGCATAGAGGTTCGGTTAGCTCAATTGGACAGCTAGTTGAAGTTAGTCCAAGTTGAATACCACTTATAATTCCAGCCTCGTGAACCATTGTAAACACTGTATCACTATAGTTCTGGCCGATTAATCTTGGTCCTCCGGGATAAGACTCGCCACTAGCAAATAATATTGGATTTACAAAGTTTCCGCGTGTGTTTACGTCGTCGTAAGTTACAAGATAATCAATGCTATCACCTTTGCTTGTAGCCAAACCGCCATCATGTGTGCCGTAAAATTTATAAGATTCTGGAACACATATTTTATTTGACCCACCCTCGTTGTATTTTTGTATTCTATTACCGAAATAATCATCTGGGTGTTGACTGCTCGACTCTTGCGTTATCTTGATTCCAGATTGAGTTCCAAATCTAGACTGAACATTCAATATTTCTAATATTTGATTTAGATTTGTGGTGTCAGAGCAGTATCCATTTTGATAAGGCTCCATGTGATTACCCCTAATCCAAACAACACCATTTCTCTCTTGGAAGTCCATAACAGCCTGTAGAAATCTAGTATTGTTAAACATGTTGCGAAGCTCGGTCATTGACCCACAACTGTTATGATAACCAAGTACTAAAACTCCAGAAGCAAAATCTAGTTCTCCGTTTTCAGCATTTTCGGGCCAAGTTGGAACTAGACACTCTTCAACAAAGCAAACGAAATCGCCAGAAGTAATTGATCCAAAGTTAGAGTTACCGACTATAGTTTGATCGTCCGTTTCTATACCCATGAAGCTATTACCCCACGCGCAAGGCATTATTTCTGGCCCTATAATACCGGGGATACAGCCGCAGCCACCGCCCGGATTTGCCGGTTGCTCAACAAAGCAGAAATCTTCATTAATACAGTCATCGTCGCTTAGTACTTGGAATCCACAGGAAGAACCATCTTCTCGGCAGTAAAATCCAGCGTACCTAGTTCTATTTGTAGCTCTAGTTATAATATTATAAAAGTCTAGGTCTGGGGAAGAAGAGTCCCCATTAACACTAGATATCAAAACATTTTTAATACCTGAATTTAATACGTTAGTTACGACGCGATTTAAATTATCTGCGTAGCCGACATAGGGACTTAAACTACAACTTTCTATTATTGGATCTACGGTGTTGCAGCTAATCCAAATTGGCCTATATTCATTTTCGTATTGCAAGACCTGACCGTAAGAGCCAGCGTTGATTGTCAGATCTCTATCTCTATTGACGACGTAATAAAATTCACCATCGTCACATGCGCTTCCATTAAATATTTTTTGTAAAAATAACCCCGACGTAGGTGCGCAAAAATCATCTGGAGGAGATATGGTCTCTCTGAAAAAGCCCTCTACATATATTGGTTTATCTCTAAGTTTTATAGAACGACCTATGCTTACGTCTCTACCAAAAGTCGCATCACCCGTCACGGTAAGTGTTTCGTCAATTTCCACGCTTTCTTTTAGAAACGCTCTACCTGAAACCTCGATGGTTTTGGCGGCAGTAACATCGCAGTGGAAGAACGATTGACCAGAAACAGCCAGTGTACCACTTATATCTACATCGCTATGGAAAGCAGCGTCCCCAGAAGCCTCTAGCGCTCCGCTAATCTGTACATCGCTATGGAAAGCGGCGTTCCCAGAAGCCTCTAGTGTGCCACTAACAGCTACGTTTCTGTGGAAAGACGCATCGCCCGAAACTTCTAGTGTACCACTAACGTCTACATCGCTATGGAATGTAGCGTCACCAGAAACCTCTAAGGTTCCACTGACATCCATGTTTTTATGGAAAGTTGCGTCACCAGAAACTTCTAAAGTACCACTGATATATACATCCTTATAAAAGAATGAATCGCCAGATACTTCTAGGGTGTTCTTGATATCTACATTATCATGGAAAAATGCGTCACCAGAAACTTCTAGCGTGTCTTTTATATCAACATTACTATGAAAAGCTGCATCGCCAGTGACTTCTAGGAAATCATCAACTAACGCTCTGCCGTGGAAAAACGCATCCCCTGTAACTTCAACATCTCTATTTACGTATAAATTGTTATGTAAGTATGTATTTCCAGTAACAGCTAGCTCATCGTCAATATCTACGCCGCTATGGAAATAAGCATCGCCTGTAACGGCTAGTTCATCATCAATAAATACGTTTGAGCGGAAGAACGCCTCTCCCGTAACTTCTAATGTCTGGTTAATATCAACGTTTGAATGGAAAAAAGCATCGCCCGTGACTTCTAGAACCTGTTCGACATAAGCATTTGCGTGAAAATATGCATTACCAGTAGAGTGTAGCGTTTGACCAACATGTAGATTTCCTGTAACAAATGCATCGTCAGCAACAAATAAGTTATCTCGTATATAAGCATTGTTTTCGACCGTTAAATGTCTACCAACGTAAGCATGACTATACAAAAATGACTGGTCGTAAACCTTTAATTGATACTCAACATCAACACCGCTATGGAAAAGTCCTACACCGGTGACTTCCAGAGTTTCATCTATGTCAACATTTGAGCGGAAGAACGCATCGCCAGTAACCTCTAGAGTCTGCTCTATATCGACGTTGCTATAAAAGAACGCATCACCAGTAACCTCTAGAGTCTGCTCTATATCGACGTTACTATAAAAGAACGCATCTCCAGACACTTCTAGCGTTTCGCCAACATCAAGGTTGCTATGTAAAACTGCGTCACCAGAAACTTCTAGCGTTTCGCCAACATCAAGGTTGCTATGTAAAACGGCATCGCCAGAAACTTCCAGTGTTTCCCCAATATCTACGCTACTGTGGAAGAAAGCATCGCCAGAAACCTCTAGTGTTTCTTTTATGTCAACATTATTGTGGAAAAAAGAGTCACCAGAAACCTGTAGCGTATGACCTATATCCACCCCGCTGTGAAAAACAGCATATCCTGAAACTTCTACCGTACCACTAATGGAAACATTTTTATGGAAAGCCGCATCGCCGGAAACCTCTAAGGACTCTCCAATATCTAAATTAGAGTGAAGAATAGAATCTCCAGAAACCTCTAATTTTTGACCTACAGAAAGATTGCTATAAACAACCGTATCGCCAGAAACCTCTAGGGTTTCATCAATATCCACGCCGCTATGAAAGAAAGCGTTGTCAAAAACTTCAAGAACGTGATCTATATCTACATTGCTGTGAAAAACGGAATCGCCAGATACGGCTAGTGTTTCACCAACTTGTATTGATTTAAAAAAACCGTCCCATCTTAAATCGTAACTTCCAAAATCTAGACCATGTACATGTGGAAATATATTGACTGTGGATTGTATTTTTGCTGAGTCTGGGAATAATAGCACATCGTTTACAGAACTCCAAGCTCTGTTTGTATTGCCTAAGCTACTACCCCTGTGTTCTGTTGGAGAAACGTCCCCGGAAACCTGAAGGGTTCCATAGTTATGTATTTCATTTGTTCCTACGGCAAGTTTTAGCTCTTCTAAGTCTCCACGTAAAAGAGGTGATCCAGACCCTTCTAAACATTCGCTATCACATGCGTCAGGGTGCGCACCTAGAAAAAACTGATAACTATCGTTTTCACCTATATAGTAACCAGCACCAAGCCCGATACCAATATTGTAGCTTCCACGTCTGTTATGGTAAAGAGAATTAACGCCAATGGCAACATTTCCGTCACCTTCAACGCCGCCCATCAAAGACCCAAAGCCAACACCAACGTTACAGTCGCCGTCTAAGTTACAAGATATAGAGTACGAACCTACAGCTGTATTCTTCTGTCCATAAATATTTCCGTTTAAAGCAGAATACCCAAAGGCGCTATTATCTGCGCCACTTTCATAGACAAGATATGTTTTATCTAAAGCTAATTCGCCAGCGCTTGTTTGTCTAAGGTCTACACTTTTTAAGTTCCTAGTTACAATTATACTGCTTTCTAGGAATTTATAGTGAGAGTCAACAAGGTCTGTGAAAGCATCCCTTATGTCTTTTGGCGATATTTGTTGCGAAGAGTTGTCTGGAAAGTAATAGTTTATACGTTGTAGAAATTCGTTCTGTGAATACTCAGCCATTTTAAACCCTAGTCAAACTTAATTTGTAAATTCGTAACGTCAAACTTAACTGTGTCGCCTTTATAAATTATCCTTGGGTTGCTTAACTGAGAATACATAAGAAGATTGCCGGAACCAAAGTCTTCATGGTCTGTTATCGCTATACCGGAGACAGGCCCCCAGTCTACTAAAGCTGTATTGAAAACAATTGATCCTGAGTTTTTAATTAAACCGCTACCGGCGTCATGGTCTTCGATAGAATAAACCCAAGAATCGTCACCGTTTATTGCGGGATCACCTAATTCAACTCTAGAATAGCCAGTTAAAACGTTATCTATCCCACTTGGTATCTCTGGGATTGTTTCGCCAGTATCGCTTTCGGATGGAACGTCGCTACATAAAGCAATAACAATATTTCTAGGCTTTGGGAAAGAGTATCCCTTGAATATGTGATGTAGTAAACCAGACTCTAAATAGTCCGACAAAGCAGTAGTCATTATAAGCTCCTATTTCCTGATACATAGACCATTTGCTCTATTATACACTAAAAAAGGGTTCCCCCCAAAAAAAGAGAGGAACCCATAAGTTTTTCATATCGGTTGTTTAAAACCTAGAATGAACCCAAAAGGATTCTTCTGTTGTCTAGAACGCCAAAACCAAGTTCAGCAAATCCATAGTAGCCAGCGCGCTGTTGTCTGTGAAGAGTTGGATCTTCAAAGACTTGAACAGCTTGCTTCATTGGCATAACAAAGCTGTCGTTAGCACCTTGGTCAAGACCAACTACCAACTCAGCATCGCCACTAGCCAATCCGCCACTAAGTGAACTTGTGAAGAAGTCTTGGTATTCTTGACCTTCTCCGAGTTCATCTAGATCGTGAAGAGCTACACCAAAGATATTGGTGATTGGAGCGCCACCTTCACCTGCGTTGTAGATCTGAGTTCTAACAACGTCAGAAACTTGATCGAATCCCCAGTTACGCACGTCTTCGAGTGCCTCTGGAGAAACGTAAATATCAGTCAAGCGACCGCGATTAGCGGAACCTGTGTTACCGCCAGCGTTACGACGCATAACAGTTTGCATCAAGCTAACAAGTCTCTTGGAGAACATGCCAGCAGTTGCATCGCCGTCGTAAACCAAAATGTTGCGATCAACACCGGCAGCAAGAAGGGTGTGCCATCCGTCGTCATTCATTTTCTTGACGAAGCCAGCTTCCAAAACTTGCATAGCGCGACCGACGATATCCCAGCGAGCCTCACGAGCAAAACGAAGCAAGTAATCAATGCTGCTTGTGATGCTGTAGGTTGGAATCATAACGTAATCACCTTCGACTGATCTCTCAGGCACGCGACCGTGACCGGGATTAGTGAAAGCAACATGCTCACCTTCAAGTCCGGGACTAATAAGGTCCAACGGATATTCGGTGCTTCCGCCCGGCTCTACTTGAATCGTTTCAAAGATATTGCCGAGAATATTACCAACCAAAACGCCTTTGCGAAGTGGAAGTTCTAGAGCCTTTGCGAACTCTCTTTGAGCAGCAAACGCTACATTTTGGTCATTGTCACCTGAACGGCGAAGCAATGTGATAAACTCTTCACTTGGTCTTTCTTTATATGACATTGTATTTATCTCCTTTGTATTTTATTAACCGAGGCTTGGAAGGTTGACGTAAACTTTTACATAGTCATCAGCGTCTTTAGCGCTCATGAAACGACCAACAGCTTGACCTGAAGTCGCAACGTTGGTTAGGTTTCCGGCGTTACTTGCGGAAGCGTAAGCAACTTGACCGGGAACAACAGTTACCGAATCAAGATTGTTAGTAACAACCCAACCACGAGTTAGAACAGTAACCTTGCCACCTTTTTGAACTTCATCTTTATATTGATTAAGATGTGTTCTGGTTAGATCTTTGTTTACAACGTCGTTAAGTAGGATTCCAACTGGAACAGTACTGGTTGTAGCGGAGTCATATTTGACTTTGTTTCCACCTTGGTCCATTGCTGCGCCAGCTGCACTTGCAGCGTCTAGTAAAACAACGCCACCACGATTAGCAACCCCTTCATTGTAGAAGAAGCTGATATCTGTTGATTCTTCATATCTATCTGATTTAAGAGCCATAGTTTAATCTCCTGTGAATAATTATTTTTGTGAGAATACGTTATTAGAAAGCCAGTCTGCAATGCCTGCGCGAGTAGACTCAAGTTGATCGTCAGCACTTTCTGTTACAAGGGAAGCTTCTGAAGTTTCAACGTCTTCAAATGCTTCAGGTGTAATTTCAGCTTCTGCTTCTTCATCTTCAGCTTTAGCTTCTTTTTCTTTTTTCTTCTTTTCGATTGCTTCCTTCATTTCAGGAGGCATACCAGCTTCAGCTTCTTTTTCTTTTTTCTTCATGTCGCCGTGTTTATCATCCTTTGGCTTTTTTCCATACATGGCAACGACAAGATCAAAAGCTTCATCAGCAAGTCCGTCGAAAGCAGCTAGAGCAGCGTCTACATCGTCTGACTCAAAGCCAGCTTCAACTAGAGCGGCTTTACGCTTCTCCATTTTTTCTTTCTTCTTCATTTCTTCCATATGCTCTTTAGCAGATGCTAGATCTTCTTGAGATTTAGCAAGAGCGTCTTCTAGTTCAGCAACACGAGCTTGAGTGCTTTTAATGCTTTCCTCAAGTTCAGCAATACTTGAATCTTTTTCTTCAATGGTGCTTTCAAAAGCCTCTAGCTTGGAAGCAAATTCTTTATCTTTTGCTTCTTCGATTTGAGCTTTGATGGCATCATTTTCGGCTTTAGCGGCAGTAAGTTGAGTGCGAACCTCTTCCAACTGCTTCTCTAGCAAATTATCAGACATATTAAAATCTCCTATGTCGAAAACGGGATTGTCATCTAAGTTAAATGCTACACTTTTTAAAATAACACTTCTTGGGTTAGCGGGCTTAGATACCAAACCCTTTCCAGAAAATGATATATTATTTAATGCGCGTCCTAATTTATAACCGTCGTATTCGCCGGTTCCACCATATGATCTAAGGTGCTTTGTCAAAAAGGCGGACTCTTCATCTCTAGCTAGAACTTTTTTAGTTCCATCTTGACCAATCAGAGCATAATCAAATCCAGCGAATAGGCACTCCATTGAAACGTACCACTTACCTTCTTCGATTTCGGAGATTATTTTCTCCATCCTTTCTCTATTCTCTTCACCAGTCCAGCTATTATAAAGGACAGCTTGAGTAATGATGTCAAAATCTTCAGGCATTTCATCATCATTTCCAACAGCCTTTCCGTCTTTTGTTAAGACGTAGCTACCAGTAATATGTCCGATGATATCATTTTCATCGTGCATAAAATTAAACTGTTTATCCTCTGGTGTGTTTCTAGCTGCCCAAGTTGCCTCTGGCATGAACACGTCATCATTCTTATTCCAGCCACAAGAAACCAATACAGACTCTAGATAGTATAGGTCTATTTGGTCTTTGTTTTCAGCGATAGCTTTTGCGATAACCTCTTCGGGCATATCGCTTTTAACTACAGCTTCAGAACAATACGCAACACTAGCGGTACTCTTAACGAGTTCGCCAATGCCGTCTTTTATTTCTTGTTGATATACTTTTATTGTCATAAGTCACCTCTACAGAAAGTATACACTAAAATTTATATTTTTAAAAAAACAGCTATTTTTGGGCTAAGACATAATCAATAAACGCAGCTATAGCAGACCTTTTGTATTCTTCCATAGTCATGTATTCTGTAGTGATTTTATTATCTTTTAGGTGTTTATTAAATACTTGTGGCATTTTTTTATTTCCATACAGCGCTTCTTTAAACGTAGCTTCAGTCAATTCAGACATTGGTTTAATATTTAAGAGTATGTCTAATTTTATCTTTTCTAGGTCAGCTACTTCAGCCTTGGTCAAAGATCTCATGTTCTTTTTATTAGCTATGGACAAGAAAGCCTTATTTAGATTTTCAGAAATATTATCATAAGATTTATTAGCCCAAAGTATAAGTTCTGCTACGCCGGGTTTAGATTTTGGAGTTTCTTTTCTTTGCTGCCTTGGTCCTTCATCTAATTTATTTGGTGGTCTACCATTTGGATTAATTGGTTTTTGGCTTTCTTTTCTCTCTGCCACCTTTTCGTTTATCTCTGCTTGTTTGTCCATTTTTTCCATCTCAAACTCCTTGTTGGGATTGTGGAATGGACTTGCTTTTTCCGGCAGTTTATCTGCATTTCTAGCCTTGTCCTCTCTTTTTAGGCGCATCTTTTCGACAGAAGGAACTTCTTTAAATCTCTCAAGAATGGTCTCATGGGATATGATATCTCTGTCAGCAAGCTGTATCAATAGATTCTTTTCAGATGCTTCGTCAGATAAGCTCATTTGATCGTAAACTATGTAAGCTGGCTTTCTAAAGCCCATAGCTCTACGAACAATCTCTATCTCTCTTTCCCAGAATTTAGTTAGTTGATCTCTACCATACTGTAATCTCTCAACGAGTGTTTTTAGAGATATAAAATTATTAGTAAATCCACCACTTTGACCCGCCATGCCAGTGAGGGTTGGAGGAACACCAAGTCCAGCGTAAATGCTATTTAGTACAGAGGTGTATTTCTCTGAGCCTAAGAATTTATAAACTTGACTATTAGACTCGGTATAAGAAAGTTCTGGACCCCAAACCAACTCCATTGTGCCACCACCAACATTACTAGCTAATATATTTCTCAATTTATTGATAGCAGTTTTGTTAGGTAGGATTTTATGATCTAGATTACCTAGTGTCCAAAGGCGGATATTGGAAATCGCTCCATCTAGAGCGGACATGTCAGCTAGCCTCATTTTTTCTAGCATAACGATGTCGTCGAGAATAGCATAGACAAGAGGGTTCGCCCACCTTTGCCAGTCATCTTTCTTGTAGTAAGATATAGACAGTCTTTCTTTGTCTAATTGTATTTTCTTTTCACCACGTTTAATAGCTTCCTTGACATTTGGCGGCAATGTGTCACTTACATGTGCTGGTATAGAGCCTTCTTTGAAGTTGTCTAAAAAAGCGCCAGAGTCTATTTCAAAATTCCTAACACCTAAGAACATATTGATATTTCCATCCTTCATGTCAATATTTAAAGGATTGAAGAAATTGTATCGCCAAGGTATTTGATTTCTTTCTATTTCTGGTAACTCTACAGTTATATCATTAGCCATAGATTTAATGTATTTAGTTATGTCTGGGGTAATATTGGCATAACTCTTGTATACAATGGCTTGGCCGGTTCTGTATAGGTTATTTAGGAATCTTTCTGAGCGCTCTTTACCATCAATCTTCTTAAACCACTGTTTAAAGAACTTCTCTACACTTTCATTCTCGTGGACAATATTTATGCCCTGACAACCAAAGTCACCCATTAAATCAATTATATTGCGAATGATTCCAACTTTATCGTATGCGTCCATACACATCTTGATAATTTTCTTTTGCTTGGTTGGAACCTGCTCTTCTGGCCTGAAAGCGTAGTAATCATTGTAACCAAATGATGGTCTTACCGATCTATTTGGCTCAATGTCTATAAAATCTCTATAAAAATGAGATGCTTTTGACACACCTTCATACGCATCTAGAGACTCAGAAAATTGTTCAAAGGCATCTTTTTTACTCTGCTGGTTGCCTTCATCCCATGTAATCATATGATTGTCGTTCATCGTTTCTCCAAGCAATTGAAATGTAATTGGAATACATTTATATTATACACGTTAATAGACATCTTTCATAGAATTAGTAAACCAACTTGGGCCAGTGTACATATTTTTCTCTTTATCCTTGGATTTAGTGCCTGTAGCAAAGCCTCCATAGAAAGTATATTCTTCCTGCTCTGGCGTTCTATCTATTATTCTAGCCGCCATGTTAGCCATTAATAGAGATGAATACCTGTCTTTTCTCTGCTTGCCTTTCCTTCCTGTACCTACAACGGTCTCTGGTGTGTCCCATTTATCTCGACCGGAAGCGGTTTGGGTCATTTGAATCATTGCTAGTTCATCTTTAAGTTCTTCTATCTCCATAACACATTGTTCTAAGGTGTCGAACAGCCTGCCTTTCATGGCGTCTTCTGTGCTAGATATGCCCAAACTAACAGAGTCGAATCTTGGGAAAAGCAACGCCCTATCTTCAAAGTCTTTCCTCATTCCATGATTTGCCTCTGCTAGCCACTCATGTTTCGCAAACTGACACATCTCAAGTATATGTAAGCCTTGTTCTCCGTCCGTATCCTTTGGTTTGTCATCGTCTATAACCGGCCATATTGGTAACTCACCTTCTTTTATTTTATCTTTATCGTGTAAACCCTCCATTACAGCTATACCACCACCCTGAGCGTCTAACGCTATATGATGACAAGGAAATAATTTCATTAAATCTCTAATTTTTCTAACACAATATCCATAAAAATCTGTCTCTCTGGAGAAACCTCTTTTGACTTTTTCTTTATGTTCAGATCTATTGGTTGTCCAGCAATGCACTATTCTCCTGTGGCCGTTATGTAATTCCAACACAACAATACTAAAATTATCAACCTCAGATGCGGGGTCAATACCAAAGACATATTTTTTCTCTTTATCGCCCATTAGCTTTGCTTCAAATACTATGGGGTTCTTGTTTATGTCTAAAATAGCCTTTGTTTCGTCTGTCTGTTCGTTTGCCACGCATTGTTCAATTAGCGTTCTCTTGAAGAAGCCCTGAGAATCGCGTGTAAAGCACGCACCGAATTCCATTTGATAGATACCAGCGTGGACTGTAGCCTTCGATCTGGCGACCTGTGAGGCGTCCATAAAGCCCTCTGGTAAAAGTTCGTATGGAATACGAATTATAGAATAGTCTTTCCAGTTAAAGTCCTTTGGTGGGTCTTCTCCAAATATATCTCTAAGTCTATTTAGTTTACCTTGACTTTTGATTATAGCTTTCCATTTTTTCCAATAATCGGCAAAATGGTTAAAGTCATAATAGGCAGTACCGCTTAATATGATTTGGTTGTCTTTCTTTTCTATCACATCGTTTGTTTTTTCTTCTATCTCTATTCCAAGCTCTTTGGCTTTTTTTCTAGAAGCAATTTTCTTGACATTCTCAATAGGATCTGAGCTAACGGCAGCAAAACCGGCAACAACTGTCTCGAAAATATCTCGCGGGATAGAAGCAAACTCGTCAGATATAATATCGTTAGCACGCTGCCCTCTAATTTTCTGTCCGTCTCCAAGAGGAAGACAAGTAATACGGGATTTATTAATCCGCATAACACAACGGTCCACATCCCTACGTGGTCCACTATTCGCATCACACATACTCCTTAAAATGGGCGCGTTGTTCCAAATTGTTTCCATGTACTCAAAAAGAACCTTAGATTGACGAAAAGCTGCGCCCACAACAACAACCTTTCTGTCTGGTAATATAAGCGCTCTAATCATTGAGTATAATGATAGTATAAATGACTTACCAAAACCACGACTAGCTATGAGCATTGGGAATTTTCTATTCCACATCTCGCATAAAAATAAGGCTTGTGATGGTAGTATGTTAATATTGAATATATGTTTACATAAAAAAGAGAAATACTCCGGCCTTGTCATTAGCCATATTAGTCTTAGGTGGTAGTCTTCATCATTAAAGCTAACCATTTCAAATGGATTAATTAAATCCTCTTTTTTAACATCATCTAAATTAAGCCAAGCTTCGTCTATGTTTTTTAAATTATTGCTCATTTATAAATCCCATCTACAAATCCGTAGTAAACAGCTTCTTCGGCATCTAAATACCAGTCACCGTCTTTCATTTTCCTTTTGATGTACTGTCTAGTTTTAGACACGTTATATTCTCTTTCTATAAAAAATTCACCAAACTTACAGCATTGCTCCGCATAAATTGTTATCATCTTCTCAGCATTGTTTTTATCTATAACCGAGTAGTTCTGAGAGCTTAGAAAATCGCCGGATAGATCAGTTGAACCAAAGTGGCACATAAATATGGCATTAGGTGTTATAAGCCTCCTTCGAGCCGCCTGAATTATCACAGTACCCATAGAGCATAATTGACCGTAGGCTATAAAGGTTGTTTTACATTTACAGTTTTTTATAGCATCGTATATACCCATTCCAGAATACCAACAACCACCAACCGTCTGCATATGTATTGTTATTGGCTCTTTACTTAAATTTTTTAGTATATTTATGTTCTTCACAAAGTTTTGTAGCATCCTGTGGTCAACACCGGCTCTGTCTCCAGAGTCATCAAATTCATTTAAGTATATCTCTCTATTTTTCACATCTACATTGTAGCTGTGGACTTCAGTAACGATATCTCTAGCTGATGACATTATTTTATTCCCGAAGAGTATTTTTCATTAATCCTTTTTAATATGCTCAAAACCGTCCACTTAGCATCTCTTTTTGATCCACAAAATATTACATGGATATCATGGTTTATTTGTAATTCCATTAAAAATCTTAACATGTATTTATTAGATATCTTGAGCTTTTTTATTTCGCTTTCTGGTATATCTGATCCTTCTGGAAAATCCATCAATTGTTGTAGGGAAAATTCTAAGACTAGAAATTTATGTGGGAATTCTTTCATCCTCTCTATTTCAGCCATAAACCTCCTGCTACCAAAGCCAACGTTATTGGCTAATTCGACAGCACTAGCTTTTCTTTCTATACATATTTTGTCTTCTAATCCTTCAATGCTATAATCACCAGTGTCTAGTTTTCTAGATACCATACCTTTACATATATGGTATTTAGTTCTAGAAGCTTCAAAGGTATATCCCTTTTGCTCTCTAGTATCTTTTATTATAGTAAATGGTCGTATTTTACCCATTGTTTTTTCTCACTATACTTTGAAATAGGGATTGATAATATGTCTCGTGTCCAGTCACTTTCTTGTGGCAGAAATAACACAAAGTTATTCCGTTATCAACGTCAAATCTCAAAGTGGAAGCGCTTGCCCATTTTCTTATGTGGTGGGCATTTAAATATTTCTTTTTAGAGCAACCCGGCATTTGGCATTTTCTTTTATCTCTTGAGAATACTTTGTTTCGCCAATCTCTATAGAGGGGGTCGTCAAAATCTCTCCTGCTCATGAGAGATCACTCATTACCATCATTTTAACGAGGTCTTCAAATGAGTGTTTGGGGGTCCATCCAAGCTTCTCTCTTGCTTTTGTGCAATCACCTCTAAGGTAGTCAACTTCAGCTGGTCTGTAAAATTCGGGGTCTTCAACTACAAAGTCAGCCCAATTTTGTATACCGAGTGAAGAAAAGGCTATGGTTATAAAGTCTTCAACTGTATGTGTTTCTCCGGTACATATAACGTAGTCATCTGGGTTATCTTGTTGTAGCATCATCCACATACCTTCGCAGTAATCGCCAGCAAAACCCCAGTCCCTATATGTTTTAAGATTTCCAAGTCTTAGTTTTGGGAATTGTAAGCCTTGCGATCTATCTTTACGTCCTATGATATAGATTTCATCGGTGTCATTTACTAGCTCTGCTGGTTTAACGCCATTGGTATTACACCACTTGATAAAATCACCCAACCACTTTGTTATTTTTCTGGTTACAAAATCCTCTCCCCTCCTTGGTCCTTCGTGATTAAATAGTATGCCAGCGCTAGCATGAAGCCCATAACCTTCTCTATAAAGCCTAACCATGTGATGAGCTGCGCATTTTGAGATGGCATATGGGCTTTGTGGCATAAATTTAGTTTCTTCATTTTGGTATTTGCTTTCTGAAGTCATGCCAATTTCTATGTCGTAATTTTTCCCAAACATTTCACTTGAGCTAGCTTGATAGAATTTGGTTTTTATCATGCCAAATTCTACCATACATTGTAAGATATTAAGGCAGCCTTTGCCAGTAATATCCCAAGTCAAGGCTGGTTGTTTAAATGATACAGCGACGTGGCTTTGAGCGGCTAAATTATAAATTTCATTTACGTCCCCGTGTGCTTTAAGTATATTAATGATTGAGTGTACATCAGTTATATCGCCCTGAAGCAAACTGAATCGTTCATGATTAAGAATATGTTTAATTCTAAGTGTGTTGTCTGTGCTGCTTCTTCTTGAAACACCTATAACATTATAACCTTTTTCTAGCAATAGGTCCGCTAGATGGCTGCCGTCTTGACCTGTTACTCCGAAAATTATAGCTTTCATATTCTTCCTTTGACCTTAATGTTAATTGTCCGAAATGTTATCTTTGACTATTTATGATATTTTCATGTGGACATAGCTTTGATGGATACCAAGTACTATGTCTCACGTCATTTCCTGTACATATGGTAGAGTTAACTGTTTTTGAGGCACCGTACCACTCTGGCAGGAACCTGATTACATTTTTTCTCTCCATAAATATGTTGATATTTTCTGGATACTCAAAATTTTTTAAAACCCTGTCCAGCCACCAAGGTCCATATACATTCCCTTGTGAAACGCTGTGTCTTGGTATCTCGTCGTACAACCTTTTTGATATAGGGCTATTCTTACCAGAAGCCATTAAACCATTCTGTGTTGTTCCGCAGTAATCTATCGTAAAAAAATCAATGTTTTTAAAATCATAACCCCATGTGTCAATTGGTTTCATGCAATCAAAATCTACATCAAAATAAAATCCGCCAAATAAACTCAATAATTTATATCTAAATACATCACACAGGAAGGCAGGGTGTACATTTAGTGATAAATAATCATCTGAATCTATACGCTTTATCCTTGAGTTGTCCCATAGTATATACTGGTACTCTGGATTTTTTCTTTGCCACGATTTTGTGTGCGGCCTCCAGATCTCAGGAATTTGCGTATTGCCTATCCATATTTGGTGTATCAATTTTGGTATCATTAATCTTTTACCGTGTCTGGGGTGAGGAATGGCTGATCCACCATCTCATCTGTGTATTTATGGAATTTAGATAGTCGCTCCTTCTCTTTTTCCATTGACATCCTCATTTTCTCCATCATCGCCCCATACTCTCTTGTTATCTGAGGGTTTGTAGCCAAGTGGGAGAGCCAGCTAGTGAAATTATGCTTGCTATCTTCAAGTCGCTTTACTCTTTGCTCTCTGGTGGCTTTCATTTCTTTTAACATTGAGTTTTTCTTTGTTTGTAACTCTCTGTAGTCCTTGTTTAAAGACTCCTGAGAAGCCTTGTAAGAAGCTACTTGGCGCTCCATGTTGAATATCAAGTCACCGTCTTGAGCCTCTCTGGTGAGCATCCTCTCGGCCTCTAGCATGGTTTCTAGCCTTGAGATCTCATGAATGTTATTCTTGTTGCCCTCAAGAGACCTGTTCATGAGCATTTCTAGCTTGATAAGGTCAACTATCTGCATTTCCTCGGTAGGAGTAACATCGTCTTTGAATTGAGAAACCACTCTAGACCAGTGGTATTTAAATAATTGTAGTTCTTCATCTGTGAATTGCTTTCTAAGCTCATTCCAGTATGGACGTATTGTTAGTTCATATTCGGCTTGTCTTTGTGGGTTATGATCGCCAAGCCAAGATGGAGACTTAAAATCGCCCTTAGCAATCTTGCGCTGTATAAATTCAAGCACGCTATTAGGGTCTCTGTTAAGCTCCTGAGCTATTTTTTCATAGCCAGCTTCTAGATTGTCCTTTATGTAAGATTCCTCTTCTTTGGAAATCCTACCTTTCTTCAAAGTATCCATGATTTTCCAGTATCTCCTGAATATTCGCTATTAGTTCCTCGCGACGAGACTTTGGTATGTATACGTCGTTCTGCATCTTTAAATAATCCAAGCGCATAGATGCCGGTAATTTCTTGTCGATAACCTTTATGGCATCTGTTCTATCTATATCGTCTAACCAATTTAACTTTATATCAATCCAATTTTGGATATTGTTTGCGTTTTGAAGTTGAGCTGGCTGATAAACCTTTAGTCTATTAGGGTCGTTGGCAGCAGTATAGTGATTATCCCTAACAAAGTTACACAATCTATTGTTTAAGTTAACCGCTAGGAAATTCTCAAGAGGGCGCATTTCATCATACCTCTCTAGAGCCTCTATACATATAATAAAAGCCTCCTGTATCATATCTGCCCTCTCGTACCCGTAAAAGGTATATTTGGGAGCAGATCGCTCGCAAACTCTGTTAATTGTATTTACTACCTCGTCGTATTCCATGTTGGAAGGTATTTTCATTTTTCACCCCACATTAATGCTCGCCACTTCTTTCCGTCATACCCCTCGAAGCATTTATCCTTCTTATTGTACCTAATCATTCCCTGAATAGGTTTCCGGGTATTTTCTAAGATAATAGACCATAGCTCTTGTTGGTCTATTGATTGAATTGTATCATTTAGACGGCCCAGTAGCGTGTTATTCTGTAACTCGACGGGCGAGGGGCAGCCACCAACTTCTGTGGCTATGATTGTGTTTTTGAGTGCAAATAGTTCTCTATAGTCTTCAGGTATATATGTTGATATGAATAATTTTTTATCATCATCAAATTCTATTTTAGAGTTTGTAAGTCCAGTATGGCAGGATAGTGGTAGGGTTCTATCTAGAGTAAATACCCTGCCCTGTTTGGAAATACTACCTATACCCCTTTCTACGAGGTCGGTATTCGTGGGTGAGCGCTTGGCCGTCTTGTATTGGGTTACTTCGTAAAAGAATTGCTCACCCGGCTGAAAATTGTCCAGTATACATCTGCCTTCGATCCTAGAGGCTATGTATTGTAACGGACACGGCACATCGTCTAGATCTGCCATGTGTGAGAGAGTAATCTCGTTGTCCTTTGTGATTCCGCAGCAATAATAATTATTCACTGCTTTCGGGTTCTTTTTCATCCAATAATTCCTGAAGTGGCTTGTCTTCCTTCTTTAATTCCTCGGCTGTCTCTTTTTTGAGGGCCGCCGTTGCCTTGCAGCAAAGCTGGGCTTCACAGGTTTTAATCTTCTTGCTCATTTCAATTCCTATGTGACTATAGTTCGTTTACTATATTATATACACAAAACAGATATTTATCATAAAATTCTTGAAATTTCAGCACTATTGGGGTATTAATGGTATCAGAATATCTTTACACGGATATCAAGAATTTAAATCTATATACAAAGCTGGACAATAAATCTCGGCCCTTAGTGTTCCCGCAGGGCATCTGGTATAAAAAATTTAAAGGATGGTTAGGAGTTGGACTCAGGTGTTACCCGCGCCTGATACATTTGGCAGACGGTCGGTTTTAGTAATAAAAAATTAAGTAAGAATTTGCTTAGTTGTGAGTTGTTAGCTCTCACCCACAGGATCAAATCCAAGCAAGCGTCTGGTTGGTGGCTCACTAATTGATATCTCATGTCCCATCAGGTACTTGCTTGGTAGGATAAAAGCTAGGGGTTTATACAGAGGGCAAAATTATAAGGATGTATATATGATTAAATCACCATGTACTGGGCATTGTAGGGTCAAGGAGGGGCATTGTACGGGCTGTTTTAGGACGGTCGAGGAAATATCTAATTGGAGGAGTATGAGTGAGCAAGAAAAAAGAGAAGCTTGTTTCAAGATATGTAATAGACGATCAAGTGTGCAAACATTGCGGGACGAAGGTGTTTCTGATGATGAGCAAAACTAAATTCAAATGCGTCCTTTGCCGCGCTGTAAAAACGGATAGAAAGGGCTGATGCTGGAGGTTTGGGTAATACATATACATATATTTGGATGATTGTGTCTAAACCACCCCTGCCAAAATGGCAGTCGGACGACAAAGTGGCAGTCAAGATAAAACCCCACCCTACTCCGGCACTCTTGTCAATACCAAAAATTAACATTTCTGCAAAAAATATATTTCCAAAATAATCCTAGAATATGTCAACTGACCTATTGACTTTTGCCGATAAGTATGTATAATGGGAGACATACAAGAGACAACAACAACTAAGGTAAACATCATGAGAGTAATCCCACACCCAACACAGAACGGCTACTGGACAATCGCGGTCGATGGTAGCATTTATGGCTGTTATGATCGCAGAGAATTAGCGATTGCCGTACTACTAACAATGTAAAAATAATTCTAAAATAACTCAAGATACCTCTTGACAAATCCGATAACTATAGTATAATTAAGACATACAACAAACAACACTTACTAAGGTAAACAACATGACTAAGAAATTCCTAACCGCCAAAGAAACCGAAGGCATGACTCTTGAGCAGTTCCAAGCTGCGATGCGAGAAGGTAAGATTGAGATTCGCAAGAGCGAACCCACTTGGGAAACCGTTACAATGAACGGAAAATATTCTTGCGATTGATCGCGAGAAGTGACCTAACGTGTCACACCTATAGACGATAATAATAGTATAACAAACACAACACTTTTAAGGTTTTAAGAATGAATAACAATAACAACAACAACGAATACAACGTAGACGCACAAGCAATCCGCGAAATGATGGAACAATGCGACAAGCAACAAATCATTGATATTCTGGTTGCTACACTAGAGAATGAAGCACGATTGAGAAGTGAGCTAGATAGTCTCACCGGTACTCTTCGGTAGTCTTACCCTATCCAATCCCCTATAGCACACACACACACACACACACACACACACACACACACACGCAGGCAACACAATGAACAACGAAACAACATTAGAAGAATGGACAATCAATCACGGCGAATGGGAAGAACCAACCCTAGAGTATACGCAAGCATGGACGGAATGGATAGAACTACGTGATCCCGCTTGGCTGGAAAAAATCGTAGATGATCGCGGCGAAGAATTCTAATCTCACCAACACACACAAAAGGTTTTAATATGTTTATTTGTTCAGTATGTGAACACAGATATGATGATCGTAACAACAACATCATCGTACCAACATGCGATCTATGCGCGGAAGTAATGCTCGAAGATCAATACGATGACCATGACCACGTAAGCGAAGAAGCAATGGCAGACGCGCTACACTGGGAGCGCGCGGAGGTGCGCGATTGGACACACAACCACGGCGAATGGAATAGCTAGTCTTACCCCATCCAAACCGCTAGGGCGACGTAAACCGTTGGTACATAAGGACTTAGGGCAGGCGGGGCAGGCCGGATCGACGTAAACCCTTATACAGTAACGACTTACGACGATTAAAATTATTTCCTACAAAATTCTAAAATTAGGGTGTAGACCTATTGACTTTTCTGCCGATATATGTATAATAGAGGCACAACAGTAAACAACACCTATAAGGAATTAAAAATGAAAATTGTAGATACAAACAAAACCGGCGACTACCTTCTAGTTCAACCAAAAAAATTCAACCCGTCTTTACGAATCACAACCAAAGCTGGATCAATCCTTTGCGAAGGCAAACGAGACTACGTTCTAGCAAAATGGAAAACTTTTAAGAATACCTAAAAAAGTGACCTAACGTGTCACAGGGGTATGGTATAATACAGCATAACAAAAAACAAACTTCATAACACTTTTAAGGAATTTCAACTATGAA